TATCAGCCCATGTAATTCTATTGCCATCGTCTGATTGTCCTTCGTTAAACTTTAACCAAGTTTGTATACCAGGCACATCTGCTATGCTAAAAGCAGAAGAACTAATATAAGGCATACTTGATATGCTATTTCCTAATCCTAACATTAATGTCCAAAGTAACAGATTATACCGCCAGTTGTTGAAGCCGCACTAGGATCAACGCTTGACCATCTGCCATATATAGTTAATCCTGCAGGAAATTTAGTAGCACTATCTATTTCTGCTGCATTACCGCCATTTACGGCTAAAGCAGTTGTGCTACCAAAAGATATTGCAGATCCAGCTAGATCAGCCCCAGTTGTTCCGTCTAATAACATATCTGTAGCTGGAGTTAATGCTGTTAATGTTGTTTCTTCTAAAAATGTAATAGCTACGATTACTCTACCTGCTGGTGGAGTTATAGCTGCGTCTTCATCTGTAAAAGCACTACCCATTTGTCCGAAACCATAAGCTACTTCTGTTGAATTTATTCCCATTTTATTTTTCTTTTGATTGTTCGTTTTTCTTTGATGATCCTCCGAAGAAGAAGTCTACAATAGTATTTACTTTAGCACTCATTGCTCCAAATATAGTAGAGATGAAACTTATTTCAAACTCCCCTAAATCTATACTCTTTGTTACAAAGTAATTAAACATTACAAATGTAATACCAAAGTAAGCTATTGTAAATAACGTTGCTAATACTTTTTGAATAATAGCATCGTCTTTATATAAATCTCTAGCAGACTTACGATCTTCTACTTCTTTAGCAAAAGCTTCTTTTTCTGCTTCGAGCATTAATTTTTTAATTGCTAGCTTTGCAGCATCTCGCTCTTTGTCAGTTGTGATACACTTGTCTAGTATACCTTCTGCGTTTTCTACGACCTTGCCAAAAAGGCCACCTATTAAATTATTTATCATATTTTATTACTTTCCCATGGAAGATCTTTACTTCCTTCTGGATAATATTTACCAGTGTTTGGATCTAATATAACATTTTGTCCTGCTATTTCTACTCTAGGCCAAGTTTGACCTTTATAGTATACAGCATTGTCGTCATAAGTTTCTTCACCAGTTTTAATTTTAGTTAAATGTTGCATTTCGTGATTTAGTGTATACTTAAACATTGGATCATTTGGATCCATATCTTTACTTATAAATATAGATCCGTCCATGTTTGCCTCAGCTAAAACGCCATCATCTAACTTCTTTTTATATATAGGTGTTCCAGGAACATCCATATCGCCAGATTTAAATTTAAACTTACTTTTGATGTTACCACCTTGAGCTTTCAGTCTTCTACCTGTACCTAGTTTAAATCCCATTATCTGTCTTTATCTTTGATCATATCGTCAATAGC